ATCATCACAGCCAAAACCAAAAAAGAGAATTGTCAATGAAAAAACATTCTCAAAAAATTCAGTACTAAATGATATCCTACAGGAAACAGCTGAATCGGATGAATGGAAAACAATGGGTGGTGAAACTTATGATTCTGGTGATATGAATAAAGTAATATCATCTCAGTATGGTGATATGATGAATGGTAATAATGGCCAGGTAGAAAATAGTGATATAATTGTAGGTAATCAAGCACCTGAAGATATTAAAAATTTATTTAATAAAGATTATAGTGGAATACTTAAAAAAAGTATTGAAAAATCTAATGGGAGAAAAGGATAACAATGTCTACAATGAAAGATAAAATAACCGAAGCTTTCCTAAAATCATCAGGTAGGCCTGCGGCTACACCAGAAATGGAACAACTATCTGAAGGTTTAGCTAAAGCTGTTGAAGAGTTTGTATCTGAACAAGAATTTAGAGTTGTTAAGTTGGAAAGTGAGCTGGATGTAGAACATATAAAAACATCAGGTGATATTGATGTTGATGTTAAACCCGATACTTTATTTGGACCTTATGCTCCATTACTTAGTTCATTAAAAAAATTAGCTTCGTTAGTACCAGGAGCTGGTTCTATTATACAAAAAGTTGAGAGTGTGATTAGAGGAGCTACGAAAAAAGTATCTGCAGGAGGTTCTACACTACCAAAGATTGATTGGAAAAAATCATTCGGTCAGGGTGGAGCTCTCGATGTTAAGGGTATAGGAAAAATAGAACAAAAGAATTATAAAACAGCAGATAAATCAGAAGGACTGACACAGAAATCTGTCGTAAAATTATTTCCAGGTGAAATAAAAAATGGGAGTAAAAAATAATGGCAATTACAATAAAAAATCCCAAGAGGGGGTCGGATAAGTCTGAATCTACATTTCTTGGATTGAAATTACCTTTAATGAAATCTAATTCGGTTAATGGATATTTTGAATCTACTTCTTTAACATTAGATGCTGTAAAAGAAAATATAAGAAGTTTATTACTTACAAGAAAAGGTGAGAGATTATTTAATCCGGGTATCGGTATTGGTTTGGAAGAATTATTATTTGAACAAGTAACTGAAGATACCTCGACTATCATTGATGATACAATATCTCAAGCTCTCACAAGATGGTTACCTTTTGTAAGTATTTATTCAATTGATGTGTTTTTTGATGATGGTTCAACTGGAGTGAGAAATGGTATTAAGGTCGAAATAGAATTTTTTATTAATAGTAGTCCTGAAATAAGAGATTCTGTATCAATTGAGGTTAAACAATAAATGGGGAAAATAAATGCCTAGGAATTATGATATAAATAAACCAACAATAAATTATTTAAATAAAGATTTTGTAGATTTAAAAGGTGAATTGATAAATTATGTAAAAACATATTTTCCAAATACATATCAAGATTTCAATGAGACATCACCTGGTATGATGATGATGGAACTCAATGCTTATGTCGGTGATATATTATCATTTTATATAGACCAACAGTTTAAGGAAATGTTTCTTACAACAGCTGAAGAGAAAGAAAATGTTGTAAATCTAGCTAGAACTCTTGGATATAAAATAAAACCAACAGTACCTTCTATAGTTAAATTAAAATTTGAGCATATTGTATCAGCTCAAGGTATAGGTCCAAATATGCAACCTAATATGGATGAGGCTTTAACTATTAATAAAGGAATGGTAGTACAATCTAATGTTAATGATTCTACATTTGAAACAATAGATATTGTAGATTTTAATTTAACATCATCAATACTTCCTCAAATATATGAAACACATCCATCTACTGGAGTACCAACCAAATATAAATTAACACAGAACGCGGTAGCTATTTCTGGAAAAACAAAAGAAATTGTATTTAATGCATCTACACCTAAACCATTTAGAAGATTTACAATACCAGATAAAAATGTATCTTCAATAATAAGTGTAAAGGATACTAATGGTAAAGATTGGTACGAAGTTGATTATTTAGCTCAAGATAAGATTTATTCGGAAACTCATTATTTAGATGACGCTCAAAGAAATTCCACATCAGGAGCCTATACAGATAATTCACAAGTAACACCCTCACAAGTATCAGTTCCTGTTCCATATAAATTAAATGATATGATATCAGTTAAGAAAAGATTTGTAGTTGAAACAAACGCTGATAATACAACATCATTAATTTTTGGTAATGGTATAAATAAAAATCATCAGGGTGCGAATACTTATATACAGCAAGTTTTTGATGAGACTAATACTTTAAATGCATTAGTTAATGGTAATTTACCAACTTCTTTAAATCCTACCATAGGTATAGCTGAATATGGTTCTCTTGGAGAATCTCCCTCAAATACAAGTTTGACTGTTAAGTATCGAGTTGGTGGTGGTGTAAAATCAAATGTACCTGCGGGGTCATTGACAAGTATATTAAGTAAATCTCCAATAGGGAGTACGAATACAGCAGCAGAAGTATCAATGACTGTTATTAATAACGACCCAGCTGGTGGAGGTTCTAATTTCGAATCTATAAGAGAAATAAAAGAGAATACAAAGGCTCATTTCTCATCACAATATAGAGCAGTAACCAAAGAAGATTATGTATCACGAATAAAATCTATGCCATCTAGGTTTGGTAGTGTGGCAAAAGTACATGTAACACGAAGAGCCTTTAATGAATTTACTGGAAGCGGTCCTAATAATTTTTTCTCACCATTTGATTATTCTGGTTCTGACGGTGTCGTTGGTGGGTCAAATGATGCATTATACTTTAGTGCGTCGATGGCAAGGGCTTTATCCGGAAATGCTACAGCGGCGGATTTAACTAAGATGAGTGTCGTAGAAGGTTGGATAAATAATTTATCAACTGCTCCTGTATCTGCAGTATTACAATATAAAAATTTAGATGTTTATTTATTATCATATGACCATAATAATAATTTAATACAAACACCTTATATTATTAAAGATAATTTAAGAAATTATTTAAGACAATATCAGGTTATATCAGATGATATAGAAGTTAAAGATGGTATAGTAATTAATTTTGGAGTTAAATTTAGAGTAGAATCTAAATCTTTTTATAATAAATCCGAGATTAAAATAAAATGTATTAACGAAATAATAAATTATTTTGCAACCCCAAACATGGATTTTCAACAAACATTATTTATAGCTGACCTTGAAAATTTATTATATGGGGTAGATGGTGTTAAAGTTGTTAAAGAAGTTACTATAACTCAAGATGCTTCGACATTAGGTTTATCTAGTTATTTATATGCTGAGTATGGAATACCTACAAATAATGTAGGAGGACAGGCTTCGGATGAATATGGTTTTGCTTATGAAGGATTTCTTAACCCAGTTGATGGAAAAATTGTTCCACCACCTCACCTATCAACACCTGGTGTTTTTGAATTGAAGAATCCAAAAGACAATGTGAAGGGGCAAGTGGATTAAAATTTTAAGGAGAATATAAAATGGCCGATTTAGGACCTCTCGTAGTATCGAGTAATTATGATAAGTTACTTCAAGTTTCAAGTAGTACATATGTAGCTGGTGGAAGTGGGAGTGCTTCGCAGTTATCTTTAGACTTGACTAATAATAGAGTTGGAATAGGAACCTCCTCACCAAATGCATTGTTGGGTGTGGCGGGTGACATAAGTGCAAGTGGATTCGTTACAGCATCATCCGGACTCTATACTCCAAATGAAATTCGAGGGCAACAATTAACTATTACATCTTTAGGGATAAACACACAAACTGCGGCGGGGCACATAAGTGCAAGTGGAAACATAACTGCAAGTGGTAGAGCTTCTATAAAACAAAAACTTGAAATAGCCGGAGCGGATCCTGATGATGGTGCAATTGATGGAACTCTTGGTTCTATAGCAGTTGATGACGGTGATATGTATATCTACGCAAATAAAACCGGAAATTCAACAGACAATATTCATCTTCGAGGTCGCGACCTTAAATTACAAAGATGGAATAGTAGCACATTAGATTGGGATACATGGGTAAATTTTAATAGTAATACTGCTCACAGTGAAGTGGAGTTAGGTAAGATATCGGCATCTGGCGCAATATCTTCTAGTGATATATTTGCTATGACTCATATTGATACTCCTCTAATAAAAAATGATCAAGGTATAGAAATCCAAATCTCTGAGGGTATTGATGTGACAGGTAATATAACCGCAAGTGGAAACATAACTGCGAGTGGAATCATAGTATCATCATTAACTGCTGGTGGTAACTTAGATATTGGTTCTCACAACTTTAGAGCACAAGATATAACTGCAGATGGTGGAGATGTAATAATTGGTGATACAAGTGATGAAAGTATTTTACTTAGCAATTATGCGGTAGGTTTTTTATCTGTAGGTCAAGGTGATGATGTTGGTGAAAAATATTTAACGGTTGGAAATACTGGTGTAAACATACCTCAAAATGGGTTAGATATAACAGGAGATTTAGAAGTATCTTCACACATAACCGCAAGTGGTGACATAAGTTCAAGTGGAACTGTTTATGGAATGACAGGTTCATTTCAACATACTACAACAGAAACATCTACAATAACAACATCTACGGGTTCATTCTTTTCCGGTTCTGTCTTTATAAGTGGAAGTGCTTTTAGTACTATACCAGTAGAAGGATTAGCAGTATCTGGTTCAATAAGTGCAAGTGGATTTGTATCGGCTAGTTATGTGTCTGCTAGTAATCTTCAAGTGGTAGGCGCTAACTTGGGTGGAGGAAACATTTTAAATGTTGGTAAAGTTGGTACAACTGCTACTCAAGAATATATTGATTTTGGTACTTCTAATGAAATACAATTTAGAATTAATAATTCAGAAATGGTACGATTGAAGATTGATGGTATTAATATAACAGGAGATATAAGTGCAAGTACATCTGCTTATGGTGGAAACATAACTGCAAGTGGATACATTTATGGAAGGGGTTTGAATCTTCAAGGAACAAGTGTTGGTTCAGAAGGTGCTATAAGTGCTAGTAACGGTATGTATCTTACAAATCATCCAAATTCTGGTTCTTTATTCTTTGGTAGTACTGGTTCTTTAATTCATGGTTATGAAACTGGTGGTGAAATAGATTTAATCATAAGTGCAAGTGACAATGATGTTAAAATATATGCCGGTGATGATATATCATTTAATCCTAAAAATGCAGTTAAAGTTAATCCCGGGTCAGACTATATACTTAATGCTGCTGACGATGTATTTATTTACGCCGCTGATAAAATGTATATAACATCAAGTGGAGACGATATACAAATTAATTCTGAAAAGGATTTAAAATTATGGGCTGATGACGATATTATAATGTCTTCTTCAGGCGACCCAGGAACGGCAGATGATGATACAACAATTTCAATAACTAATAATGCTACAACTGGTAGTATTTATCTTGTCACGAATGGGGCGTATGGTGGAGGTGACTCGGGAAGTCATATATTTATAAGTTCATCGACAGCTGATATTAGAATAGATGCTAAAGATGATATAAGAATACAAGCTCAAGATAATATAGAGATAACTGCAAACGATGACATTGATATATCAACTGGAAATGGTAGTGGTGATGACCTTGTTTTGAAGTGGGGTAGACATTTAATACTAAGTGGTTCTATGGGGTCAAATAATATTCAACATAGTGACGGTACTATTTTATTGGATGTATCATCATTTCCAACTGGTAGTGTAGGTATACCTACTGGGTCTCTTTGGTTATCTGGAAGTACATCTGATAAAAATAAAGCTTTAATGGTATGGAATCCATAGGGAGAAAAATAAATGCATAAGTTTATCTATTCAAATAAAGATTCGTGGATATCTGATATATCTTCTTCACAAAATTATGGTGGTGATGAGATATTGGAGTTACACAAGGCTTATAACAATGATACATTAAATGGGGTCACTCGTGTTTTAGTTCAATTTAATTTAACCGAAATTTCAGAGTCAATTAATTTAGGAAACACCGGTACAGATTCTAAATATTTTTTAAGAATGTATTCAACAGAAGCTTCAGAGTTACCTGCTAATTATGAAGTATCAGCGTTTCCATTATCTCAATCTTGGGAGGAAGGTACGGGTAAGTTAGATACTAATCCAATATTACAAGATGGAGTAACTTGGGAAAATTATGACCATAGAACTTCAGGTTATTTATGGAAATTACCTGATGGTGGAGAAGGAGCATCAGGAAGTTCTTCTGACAGGCTTCTTGTGGCTGGTGGTGGTGTTTGGTATACCGGTTCAAATTTTCAAGCATCTCAATCTTTTTCATATGAATCTCCTGATATCAATATGGATATAACAGACATTGTTCATAAGTGGATAACTGGTTCATATAGTGCTGGCAATACTTTCCCAGATGGTATTCCTAACAATGGAATACTTTTAAAATATAGTGGTAGTTATGAATCATCATCTGCTTATAGGGGTGATTTAAAATTTTTCTCTTCTAATACTCATACAATATATCCACCGAAGATTGAAGTTAAATGGAATGATGTCGGAGTATCAAGCACTGGTTCATTATCAGCTTTAGATTTAACTGGGACTGTTGATAATCATGTTTATGTTAAAGGTATTAAACCTTCATATAAAGAAGATGAATTAGTTAAGTTTAGAGTCGGTGCACGAAAAAAATATATTGGTAAAACTTTTAGTACTTCGGTTGCAACACATACGGGGTCATATATTACAACAGGAAGTGCATTTTATTCTATTGTTGATTTACATACCGGTGAAACGATGGTACCATTTGGGTCTTATACTAGTATGAGTATAGATAGTAATAGTAATTATTTTAAACAAGACTTGAATACATTTCAACCAAATAGACTTTATAAGATTTTAGTTAAGGTTAAATATGACGATGGACAAGAAATAATTCATGATGATGATAACACATTTAAAGTAGTGAGGTAAGTATGCCGTTTTTAGATTTAAATAACAATCAATTAAATACTAGAGAAAAAGTAGCGGAAGTAATTTCAAGAAGAACATTAGGTACATCTGCTTTTACTGGCTCAATAGACCAACACCAACAAGTTATTAGTAATGGAATATTACAGCTTGGGGTGTCAGGGTCACAGCCTATAGTTATGTATCGAAGTGACTTCTTGGGTTTGGCGGGAGTAGATAAAGCAGATTTTAATTTATTATTACAGGATTCATCTTTTCAAAGTGTCGTAAGTAATTTAATAAATGAAGACCTTAATTATGAAATTAATTGGTTAACTGGTTCTGCTGGAGCTATGCAGGGTCCACCTAATGTAAGTCAGTTTATGACATTCATAACAGGCTCGATTGGAATTGACCCATCAAAATTAACAGAAGTTTTAGATACGACTATAACTGAATTATTACCTTATCAGCCTATAAGACAGGATGAAATAGATTCATTTTTTTCAACATATTTACGATTAGTACCACCAGACCCACCACCTTATTGTGGCATCAATGGTGGATATGCATTAGATACTACGGGTGAATGTAATGATGGATATACATATGAACAGTGGTTACAGGATAACAGTATATCATATTTACAAGATTTAGAAATGAGTGATGAGAATGCATTTATTACTAGATTAATACAAAATGAGAATATTAATAATTCAGGTCAAAGTTTAGAATGGTTATATCAAGACTTAGCTAGATATCTAAAGGATACAGAATTAGATGATGTGGTTATAGCTGATGAAAGACCTGATTATGAGCATACATCTAAAGGATATTTGAAGATAAGAAACCTAAATCAGGCTATTTTGATTAAAAAAGGTGAGTTGGGTGAGGTAGGTTTAGACCATACTGAAATATTGGGGGATGTAACCTCTGGTGGAGAATACTCTACTTGTGGTGCTGCAGCATCAGCTTGGTTACAATATTATGCTACTGATGATAATTTTCAATGTGGTATGGAGATTCCAAAATGGTTACTTGATGGATTTACAATAACCCAATGGGTAAAATTTAAAGATAAAGTAAATTCTGGAACATTATTTAATTTTGGTAATCCACTTAGATTAAATAATCCAATGGGATTCAGATTAGAATCTATTGTAGTGAGTCAAGATGATGTCATAAATCCTGATGAGGCAGTTTATTTTACAGACAATAATTATGAAAGATTTGTAAGATTGGTTGTTAGAGAAGCTGATGGTAGTTTAAGGGCATCAAATGTTGGTAGATATGAAGGAAGAGTAGATACTAAAGAATTGAATAATTTAGATGACATTTCATTTTCAGAATGGACAAGGGTACCTATTGATTTTGACGAGTGGTATTTTGTAGTAGCTTCATATCATCCAATAACTGATGAAGATTATACTCCTACCTATGTAGCTAGTTATGAATTTTCAACAGATTATTGGTTGGGGAATATTCTAGATAACTCACAAAATACTTATACTCATAAATCTGGATTAGGATTAAAATGTAAAGTAGAGATAATATCAAAATCAGATTTATTGCGAGCTCGCGGCTATAAACCAATTGAAACTTAAATAAAAGGGGATGTAGGTTATGCCGGCACCTTATAGAAGAAAATATTTTTGGAATACATGTCCTTTAATAGTATTTGACAAGGATACTAATACATGGACCACCATGTCTCAAGAAGAATGTGACCCTGATATATCTACTTATAGAAACAGATATGATTGTCATAAACTTCCTCACAATGAAAATGGTCCAAAAATTACTAGTGATATAAATATAAATCCTGATATTGTGATTACTCATCCCGGTGGTGATTGTGGTATAATGCAATCACAATCTCCATATTCAGAAGGCCTACATTATAATTCTACCGCCGCTCTTCTTCCACCTAGAGATAATAATGTACATGGGAACATGTTACAGATTGGATGGCAACTTCCGAAACATCGCGATGACCCATTTGCAGAAGAAGATTATCAGATATCTAGTCGTCCCGATTATCTCAATTATTTTACTAA